TTTAGTGCTTGAAAGTGGATGGTGGGAAGTAGTTAAGGAGACAACCGTTATAAAGGAGTTTTTCTCGCCAAGCGGTATAGCGAAGGGCGATAAACCGATGAGTAATTATAAATGGAAACAATTAATTATTGGAGTTAAAGAAGATAGATTTCCTAGTGATAGAAAAAAATATGTTAAGTATTCTAATCTAAGCGATATAAATAGAAAAATGGTTAATGGCTATCTAAAGCGTGGTGCTAAAAATCCTGAAAAAAGAGAACAATACATACAAGGAATTGCTGATGAGATGAGAAGAAGTAGCAATGAAAGATATGAGTTGGAGGATAGGCGTTAATGGATATAGACGCATTTAACTTTGAACATCAAATGGATATGGAATTATCTAGAAATTCATTTCCGTACTTCTTTCAAAATGTATTAGGTTGGGAGTTTGCTGCTCATCAACAAGAGTGGTTAGAACTGATGAATGATACTCAAAGAACCGTTATCATTTGTTCAAGAGGTCACGGCAAATCAGTCTTTATGCACAGTTGGGTTGTATGGAACTTAGTTTTTAGAGAGCCACCATATCAAATGCTATACATTTCTTCTAACCAAAAACAGACTTTGGTTCACATGCGAGATATAGATAAACTATTCAATAATCCTATGCTTAAAAAATACAAACCGGCAAAGGGTTGGGCGATTGGAAACATTACATTGACTAATGGCAATCAAATCTTAGAGCGTTCAGTTGGTTCGCAGATTCGTGGTCTTCACCCTCAAGAGATTATTATTGACGACCCTTTGAAAGAGTTCAGTATGACGGGTATTCAAAAAGTAACTGATTGGTTTTATGGTGACATGATACCAACACTTCACCACACCGCTTCTCTAAGAGTTATTGGTACTCCATTTAGTTATACAGATATATATCAACAACTCTCCGAGAACCCCGCATATACTCTTAGAACTTATGCTTGTCTTAATTCTCTTAACGAACCTCTATGGCCTAATAGATGGAATTATGATGCTCTTATGGCAAGAAAGGCAGAAGTAGGCTCGCTAATGTTTACAAGAGAATATATGTGTGTTCCTATATCAACGGGAACATCTTTGTTTAATCCCGAATATTTAGAAGCCTCTAAGAGTAAAGACCATGTTTTGAAACCAATGCGTAGAGAGGGCTACAAATATTATGTTGGTATTGACCCTGCTATTTCTACTGATGGAGATTACAATGTAATTACTGTATTAGAAGTAGATGAGAATGATAACAAAACTCTTGTTTATATTGACCGTTCAAAGAATGTAGAATTTAGAGAAAACATACAGAAGGTAAAGTTAATTGGTAAAGTGTTTCACCCCGAAGCAATACTCTTTGAAACAAATACTTTCGCTAAAACATTTACACAGGAAATTAGAAATGTTACAGATTTAAATGTGCATGACTTTAACACTACTAGAAAAAAGAAAGAAGAGATTATTCTAAGCCTACAGATGAATTTTGAAAACGGTAAGATAGTTTTACCTTATGCCAATGAAGAAAGTCGTCGAGTTACTTCTACTTTAATTGAAGAACTATCTATGTTCGCTATTACGGATAAAGGAAAGTTCGAGGGAATAGGAGCGCATGACGACATGGTTATGAGTTTAGCATTAGCAAATGCAGCCACTCATACAATGAGTGAAACATTCATACTCTTAGACGACATGGGATTATTTGACCCGCCAAAGGTAGACAAGTATAAACGCTCCCAACACGGAGTTACGGGAATTAATTTTTAGGTGATATTATGGTAACTGAACAAGACTTGATAGACGCTAAACCTAAAATAGAAGAATTAGAGAGAAGAAGAGAGGAAGAAAAACCCATCAAAGAAGAATTAGAAGAAGCATTAGGAACTAAACTTGCTTCTGTTAATGATTATATTATGTCGGACTATGAAGCAGTAAACTTACTTTCTAAGAATCTAAACATTAATGCTAGTGATGCTAGAAAACAATTGAGTTCTTTTCCTAATGATTATTCAATAGATGGAGAAAACATTTCCGACTTAGTTAAAAAGATGAGAAAGGCTAGAAGAAAATTAAAAGGAGAACAAAGAATAAAAATGGCTAAGGCTATTGATACTGTTATTGATGGCTACTCCGACCATATTAACAAATGCGTAGATTCTATTTATTGGCTAAAACCCTACAAACCCGCAATACTAAAAATGGGATTTAATGAAAAAGACCTAAGAAAAATAAATAAAATTGATAGCGTTAATGGCAGAAGAGATATTATTGATGCGGTTTGTAAGTACTGGGAAGGTGACTTAAAGAAAGATGGTATGGCATACTCAAAAGAATATGCTCAAATCGAAAAAGAATGTCGTCTTGCTAAAAGAGATTACAAGAAACAAATAAAAAACATTACCGACCAATCCATAACAAAGAGTAAGAAAGAAAGAATACTTTCTTTTATTGAAAGTGAAATAATAAAAAGTCCTTCTATTGGTGCTAAACAAATACATGATAGGATGCCAAATACTTTACACAAAAGCACAACAACTAATATGATTTCTAAAATGGTAAAGAAACTAGATGTTGCTACTGTTGATGGGGCTTATTACAAACTACCAACAATGCTTAAGAAAAACATTTGGTCATATACCGCAGCCTTCATAGATTCGGATGGTTATATTACAATGGATAGAAACCATAACCCAAGAGTTGGGCTGATTGCTACAGGAGAAAGAGGAAGAGCATTTATGGAAGAGATGCATAAGAGTATAGGCTATGGTAAACTACACTTAAATCAAAAATCCCCGCAACAAACTAGACCTGTTCAAAGATTAAATTTTTATTCTCAAGATGATGTTATGAATCTTTTAACTAAATGCTTACCTCACTTTAGACTAAAGAAAGGTAATGCTAAATTACTTATGGAACTTATTCGCATGAAGAAATCCTACAAAAAACAAGATTGGTATAAAGAAAGATGTGATGAGATTTTCAAACTAATGAAGTGGGAGAATCACAAAGACCATGTAGGTTTTGATTGGCTAAAAGAAGGAATATATCTTGATAACATACAGAAATACAAAGACAATTGTAAATTGTCTGTTATGGATAGTATGGAAAACATAGGGGGCATATTAGCGTGAACAAACAAGAGATTAAAGAATGGATTGTTGAAAAGCGCAAACTAGAGATAAAATATTGCGGGAGATGTTATACATCTAAGAATCTTCATCGTTTTGGATATTGTGATTCATGTTGGGAAAAAAATAAGTGATTGTTATGTGGAAAGATATACTAAAAGACGAACAATCTTATAGTGAGATGCTAGGTCTTATAGAAAAGGTGGAGCAAATGTTAGAAGCAATACATGATGATATTGATACCGCCGCAAAAAAAATGAACGAAGAAACCGGCTATCCAGTAGAACAAGCAAGAAAATTAATACTTAATATTCAAAAAGATACCATAAGTGAAATAGAAAAAACATTAGAACAGTATAGAAAGGAATTACCTAAACATATTAGAGAGTGAATAGTATGTGGTTTGAAGAACTAAAAAAAGAAAAGGATGCTTGCTACCGTAAAGTGCGTAGCCGATATAAGAAGTGGCCTTCCGCTTATGCTAGTGGTGCTTTAGTTCAATGCCGTAAAGTTGGTGCAAAGAATTGGGGCAATTCTGTAAAAAAAGGCATACCTTCTTTTAGAAAACCTCACAAATTAATTACTATTCCTGCTGGCAAGAACAAAGGAAAAAAATATTTATTTATTTCTCCCGAAAAAGCATATCTATTCATACCAAATCATCCTATTTTGGGAGATAGAACAGGAAGAAAACAAAGAGAGGCTATGGTAAAAACTGTATCGCAAGACTCTATTTTAAAGGGCGGAGATAATTTCAAGAGAGAAAAAGAATCGGGATTACACGGTTGGTTTTCAAGAAGAGGCGGAGATGGACAGAAAGGTTGGGTTTCTTGTCAATCTTGTGAAGATGATAAGAAAGGAACAAAACCTTGTGGAAGAACAGATGCTTCTAAAGGAACTAAACAAAGATGTAGGCCGACTTGTGGTGCTTGTAAAACTTATAAGAGAAGAAAGGGTAATAAGAGAAGTAAGGGCAGGGGTTTTACAAGATGAGTTGGAAAGATACACTAAAAATGCACTGTAATAGTGGAGAGAAGATGGACTGCGCTTGTGCTAAGTGTAGAGAAAAAACCAACAAGGCATTATCCGGTAAACAAAAGAAACTAGATATAAACAACAATGGTAAAATTGATGGTGGGGATTTTGCTATGCTTAGAAACAAAAAAGTTAAGAAATCTTTTTTTGGTAAAGACCCCGAAGAAATGACAGATTTTATGAATGTCACTCCTAGAATGAAATCAACAAAAATAGAGCGTCAAATCCTAAGAGAGATTAAGAAAGAAGGTGGAGCATTAGGTATGAAAAACCTTAAGAAATTTGGTAAGGAAACCGAGATTAAAAGAGCCTTAGATAAATTAGAAAAAGAAGGTAAAATATTCATGCACAAAGATGGAGACATTTACACCCATAGCCCGAAGTGATATTATGGGTTGGACTATCATTCTTAAACAACTTGAGTGTCCTTTGGCTACTCAAGATTTGAAACTCAATACAAAGAATAGAGATAGGGCAGTAAAGGAAAAGCATATTCAATATGGCCCACTTAATCTTAATGATAAAAAGTATTGGGAAGAATATGCTAAGAGATGGAAGACTACTCCCGAAGTAGCAAAGAAGTCTAATTGTAGTAATTGTATTGCATTTGATATATCACCTAGAATGGATGACTGTTTGCCATTGACTACTGATGAAGACGGGCGTTTAGGCTATTGTTGGATGCACGATTTCAAATGTCATTCGGCAAGAACTTGCTATACTTGGGCTAAAGGCGGCCCGATTGATGATGATAAAACATCTAAAGAGAATCAAATGAGGGGTAAAAAATGATTATTAAAGCCCCTACACTAACACCCGAAGAAGAAAAGTTAATTCAAGAAGAAATGCGATTTAGAAATATAGGTCGGGAAGAAGCAGAAAAAAGGATTAGGAGAAGGGCAAATAAAATGGCAACAGGTAGAAAAGCCACTGGAAGATTTGTTAAATCGGAATGGCAAGAAATTTTAAAGAAAAAGCCCAACAAAGGCAAAAGATTTGTTTCAAAGAAAGGAACTTCTTATGGTCAAGCAGGTAAAGCAAAGGATGGTACAGATAGAATCAAACCTAATACTAAAGACGGAGATGCTTATTGTGCAAGGTCAAATAAAATTAAAGGTGATTGGCGCAAAAACCCCGATAGCCCTAACAACTTAAGCCGTAGGAGATGGAAATGTCATGGCAATAAATCGAGTGCGTGATGCGAAGATTCTATAATAGATAGAATAGTCCAAAGTAAATGGGGGTAGTTTATTATGGCAGAAAAACGAAGACGGTTCTCTTTCACAAATCTTTTTAGACGCACTACACCAAAACCTGCTGACCGAAATATCTACAATATGGGTATTCAAGAAAGGCAAAACAACTACATGATGACTGCCCCCATCATCTATTCTATGGTTCAACAATCTGTTATTGTTAGAACTTGTATCACTCAACTAAAGCAGGAAGTTTACAGAAGAGGGTATATTTGGGAAAAAGCATTTGAAGCAGTTTGTAAATCATGTGGTAAAGAACATAAAAGACCTGTTCAAGAATGTTCTAGGTGTGGCTCTACTGATTTAAGAACTCCCGACTACAAGCAATTAGAATATGCAGAAAAGTTTTTGGAAGGCTATGTAAACTCTTCCGAGCAACTATTCATTGATGTTCTAAAAGAACTTGAGGATGATTTGAATACTATGGATGATGCTTACATTGTAATGGTTAAAGAGTATTTCTTAGATGGTAATGGTAAGATTAGAATGCACCGTATAAAAGAAATATATCGTGGCGACCCTGTTACTATGTTTATTTATGCTGATGAAGATGGAGTTAAAGGCAACAAAGGATTTACTTGTGTCCATCATAGAGAGGTAATAGCAATAGAACCCCATGAGGCTTGCGAGACTTGCGGTTCTCCTCTAATGCCAATTCATTATGTTAATAGAGCAAAGGGTGATGACCAATATTTCTTAGAAGGAGAAGTATTACATTTCAGTAAGTACAGTCCTTCAAGACTCTATGGTTTTTCTCCTGTAATTACGCTATACAATCACATTATGACATTGATTGCTATGGAGAACTATGTCAATTCAGCCTATACTAAGAGCAGAATGCCTAGAGGCTTGTTAGCAGTTCAAACTAGAAACATGGATTCAATGAGAGCCTTTTGGAGAGGAGTCAAAGAAAAGATGGAGCAAGACCCTCACTTTATCCCAGTAATGGGAATAGAATCGGAAGGTGGGAAGGGTGCAGTTGAATGGATTAAGTTCATGGATAGTCTAAAAGAAATGGATTATATTTCTGTTAAGGATGATTTAAGAGATAGGATTTCAGCGTTTTATGGAGTAAGTAAAGTCTTCATGGCTGACAATACTACTAGTGGTGGATTAAATAATGAAGGTATGCAAATACTTGTCACCAATAGAGCAGTACAAATGGCACAGAATGTTTACAACAATTATGTATTTCCTTATCTTGTTAAGCAATTTGGAATCACAGATTGGGAATTAAAACTTCCCCCAAGTGAAGAGGAAGATGAGATTGCAGTTCTAAGAAAGAAGGAGATTGAAGTTAATATAGCAGCCTCAATAAAGAACTTAGGTTTTGAAGTTGATATGGATGAAGATGGTAACTTTACTTACAAGAAGCCCGAACCAAAAGAAGAAGAACAACCAAAGGGCGAAGATGGACAAATGGAAAAAGACCCACTAGCAGGTTCTAATTTAGACCAAAGAGATTTAGACGAACAAACAAGACAGTTTGCAGAAGGTGGCAGCAAACCACAAGAGAATCCTGCAACTACTAGAAACAAACCTTCTATGAGTAGAGGGCCGGATAAAAGATTACAAGGATTACCCGAAGACGCAGGTAATCAAAATGTAGATAGAAGAAGTGAAAGGAGGACAGGTTAATGACAGAAGATACAAGACAGAAAGAGATTAGACTAAAGAGAGAACTAGCAAAGGTTAAAACATTAAATGCAAATGAAACTAGAAAGATTACAAAGAACCGTGATTTTTCAGTTGGTGGATTGCCACCGGACACAACTCATAAACCAATGAGAGCGTCTAATGATGTTCCCGATGTTATCTTACCCCCACAAAAGAGGAGAGGTAAGAAAGAAAACATTCCATTTTGAGGCGATACTATGTTTATGAAGGCCATCTTACACAATAAAGAAGACGACCTTCATTTCTTATTGAAGTGTTTAGTTGAAGAACTAGAAGATAGTTTATTATTGAAAAAGGAAGATAAATCCGAAGAAAAAAAACCCTTAGATGATTTTGAAGAAGCCGATAAAAAGGCAAAGAAAGCGAAAAAAGCCGATAATAAAGTAGTAGAAGAAGAAAATGAAAAGTTTAGAAGTTATCTTGTAAATACTCTTGGAGAAAAACTAACAGAAAAAGACATTAAGGCACATAATAAAATGTATAATGGGTTTCAAAATTGGGTGTTAGGTAATCAAGCCGCACAAAGAACAATAGACGCTTTACAAGGCACAAAGAAAACAAGAGGAAAAATTAACTTGCAGGAAGAACAAATTAAACAATTGAAAAAGGTTGGAGTTTTTAGGGGAAGAGAAAAAAACAGAAAAGGCGGAAAATTATCCGATGTTATTCGCCCATTAGAAGAAGGACAATATAGACCTGCAACTGAAAAAGAAATAAAAGATGCTGAAAAGAATCTTAAAGTGCTAAAGGATATGCTTAAAGAAGCCAATGAAAAGAAAAAAGCACCGCAAAAACAGTATAAAGATATGCTTGATAAACTGAAAGCAGGTAAAGATTTCTACATGAAAAATGGGCTTGGGGAAACAATTAAACTCAAAAATGCTGATGTTAAAAGAGCAATAGAGCAAAGAGAACAAATTTTATTCCCTCCACCTAAGAAAGTATCTTACGAGGAGGCTCTTGAAACAACAGATAAAGACCTACTCGGTAAACTAAAAGAACTTCTTGATGATAAAGATATTAAAAGAGCATTAGGAGAAATGGTGGAAATAAGCCAAAGAAATATTGGTTTAGAAGCAGACGACGCTAAAAAACCTATGACTCCTAAACAAAGAGAAGCCTATGAAAAAGAAAAAGGAAAGGAAGCAATCAATCAAGCATTCATAGAAGACCGACCAAGAGGAAAGGAAAAAAGCGTAAAAGGTAGTAAGCAATTAGAAATGTACTTGCGTGTAATCGGTCTAATTGAAACAGAATTGGCTAAACTAAAAAGACAAGCAAAGCCAACAACTCAAAAGAAAATTGATGCTTTGGAAAATAAAATAAGTGATTTAGAAACATTGTTTACCTCTTTTAGGAAGAAAAAAAATGAGTTAGGAACATCAAGCAATACTGAAGAGGATAAGGCATATAGGCCAAATGAAAATACTAAGACTTATTATAATAGACTACAGAAGGCTCTTGAAAAATTTAAAGACAATCTAAAGACTACAAAAAAACCCGAAGATAGGGCTATTTCCGCTAGAAAATTGTTTAATACAAAGGAATTAAAAAACATTGAAACTGTTATGTCTGTTTTAGACATAATAGACAATAAAGAAGTTGCCATAGATAAACTACAAGTTCTAAGAGAAAGAGAAGGAAAACTTAGAGAGTTAGTTGAAAGTCATAAGACACCGGAAGTAGGCACAAAATACCCTACTCGCAAAGTAGCAAGAGAAGCAAATCAAAAACAGAAAGATTACAATAAACATATTAAGGAATTAGAAACTACTATGATGCAAATAAAAGACCTTGCAGAATCTAAAAGAACAAAGGAAGGTAGACTCCCTACTAGGGAAGCAGACCCTAAAAACCCCCCTGCTAAACCATCCAAACAAGTTAAGCCTATGGATGATAAAAAATATAGAGAGGCACTATCACCTAATAGACTTAAGAAACAAGACTTTGAGGCGTATAGAAGATACGACATTGACAGGAATAGAAAAATTACAGTTAGAACTACTCCTTTTGATGAAGGAGCAACCTACGCTAAAGATATAGCAGATGCTATTACTAAAATAAGAGAATTACTATCAACAGAAATAGATGGTAAAACCATAGAAGAAGAACTAAGAAGTTCTTTGAACTATAAAAAAACTGATATAAGCCGAGAAGGTAAAGAGAAGAGAAAGAAACTTAGGGATTTTATAGCAGGTAAAAAGAAAAAACTTCAAGGTAAAAGAAAAGGTAAAGAACAAATGAAATCAACTTTATCAAAAACCCTAGTTAGACAGATAACTTACATAGAGGAAGATATGTCCGATTCTTTAATGGAAGCCTTGTCTCGACTCTTTCCTAATACAACTCTCAAGGCAGAATTGCCTAATTTAACTTATATTGCTTTACCGCAAAAAACCCCCGAAGAAATAAAAGAAAGAAAGGAAAAGTATTTTGAAAAAGTGAATGAAGACAGAATGGTGGAAGGGAAAGAAAAAATAGAATATTCTTTTAAACTTGGAGAAAAACCTAAATCAACAGACAAAAATCAAATCAAAGGAGAAGTTAGAAAGTATCTAAAGATATTACCAACTCTAGTTGAAAAAGGAAATTTAGCGAAACCAACGGGAGAAGCATTAGCAGAAATAAGAGAATCCCACATTGAAATACATACGCAATTAACCGATTTAATAGTAGAAGTTGCTAAAGAACCAAACGCCAAAAAAAGAAAAGAAAAATTAGAATTAAAAGAGAAAAAAGAACTTGTTTTAAATAGAGAATTGGTAAGAATACAAAACATATTCAAAGTATATGAAAACGACATTGATGATTTACTCAAGGTGTTTAAAGCAATAGAAGAATTTGTTGAAAATTACACTAAACAAAGAGATGAGTACATTAAGATTGTAGAAAAAATACAAGCCATTAGACCTCAAACATATAATAAAGTAAAGTGGTCGGAGATTGTAGAGAAGCCATTACCTAGAAGAAAAACTAGTGTTGCAGGTGCAAAGAGATAAGAGTGATTTATTATGGCAGAAGAAAAAATTACCATAGAAGGGAAAGATAAACGCTTTACTCAAGTTTATTTAAGGGAACTATCTCTTTTAGAACAAGAAGCAAAGGAGATGTATAATAAACAACCTACGGAAGAAGAAGTTTATTCATTATATGATAAAATCTTAAATTTAGGAACAAAAAGATTCGGAGGATTAACTTTTACTTATAGTAAGAAAAACCCTAAAAAAATTAATATGATTTCTCCTCCACTATCTAAGGCTAATAAAAAAGAATTGCTAAGAGGCATAGCGCAATTAGCAAAAGAAAAGAACTTACAGAATTTTAAACCTATATTTTTTGATAAGAAAGTTAAGAGCGTTATTATAGCCTTAGAAAAACCGGCTAATATATATCCTACATTATATGATGTTATTGCTAACATCAAAGATGAAACAAGACAGACTAAGATTAAGCCTAAAGAAGAACCTAGAACAACAACCGACACCGATGAAACACCTATGACTGCCGGTGAAAGAAAGGTATATGAAAAGAAAAAGAAGGAAGAGGAAAAGAAGAAAGTCAAATATGGGCCTAATTATATCAAAGAATTAAGCCAAGATAAATATGAAACCCTTCAACAATTAATTACACAAAGAAAACAAATAGAAGAAGACTTTCAAAAAGAAATTCAGTCTTTGAAAAAAGTTATGGTTAGTGCAAATACTTCTTTAGACTTCTCTTCATTGAAAATAGATTTAGTATATGATACTCCTAAAAAAGTAAGAGAAATATTATTAGACAAAGAAATAATAGATAAAGAACAACAAAAACAAGTTAGGGATTTATACCCTGCTATGATAAAATACCAACAATATATAAAAGAACTCAAAAAAGACCAAGAAGAATATTCTAAAACTACAGAAGAGGATTCTAATAAACTACTAGAAGATTTAAAATCAGGGTTTGGGCAAATGATGGTCGAAGATAAAAAAGGAGAGGAAAAAGAATGACATGGGATTACTACGAGGAAGGTAAAGAATTTACCATAAAGAAAGAAGAAAAAGTAAAGAAGAATATATTAGACACATTAGATAAGAAACAAACTAAGCGTCTAAAGAAAATATTACAATCAACACAACCTACTGAATTTTTTGGTCAAGACTTTACTAAATTAGGTGAATTGATAGAAGTTCTAAAGGATGCAGACTTAGTTAAGTCCGATAAGAAACTAACAAAGAAAATGAAGTCTATGGATGAACGGAATGTAGATATAGTCGCTTCGGCTACCGAACTTCGTAAGGACTATGAATTGCTTTACAGACAACTAAGAGATTTAGTATATCCAAAGAAGGAGGAAAAGAGATGAGTGAAGAGAATACAATTAATGAAGAACTACTTGAGATTATAAAAGCCCTTAGTGCTAAGATAGAAACTCTAGAGAAAGCAGTCTATAATGACGATAACCTACTAATGAAGTCGGGATATGTTGTTGTTGATAGTCCTACTCCAAGAATGAACAACGGAACTATTGGTGGTTCACCATTGAAAGATGTTGGAAATATGGATTGGAAAGATATTCATAAGATGGTAGAAAATGTAGGTGGACAATAATGCCGGAAAAAGTTACAAGACAAGAAAAAATAATCAGCCTTGCTATTGAAAAAGCAAGAAAGGCTAAGGAAGAACTAAGCGCAAAACAAAGAAAGAACATTGAGCCAACTCAAGTATTAGAAATAGATACAGACCCCGAAGTTGAAAAGATTAAGAGGCCAAAGGTGCAAGATGCTTCTAAGATTACTAATCAAACTCAAAAGAAAGAAGGGTATGGTTTAGCGGGTGAGAGTTTAAAGAAACAAGACGAGTTAGATACTAGAAGAAAAGAACAAGACAAAATGATTTTGTCCGGTTTTAAGAAAAGAGCAAAGGGTATGATAGCAAGAGCAAAACAAGTTAGAAACGAGGCCGCAGATTTATATAATCAAGATGGAGAATTTGGCTTTGACAAAAACATGAAAAAATTAAATGATGCTATCCAAGAATATATCAAAGACATAGAAGAAGTAGAAAAGCGTTGATTGTTATGCCCCTCCTTATTGAAAAGGATAAGTCAATATCCACAGATATTCTAAGACTCTTTGAAAGAACGAGAGTCGCTTATCTTTCAGCAAGAACCGACCCAAAAGAATACGGTTCTAAGTGGAGAAACGCAGTAAATAAAATCAAAGAAGCATATGAAATGACAGACGCTCTTTCAAAAGAACTCAAGGATTTTATTGATGAGGACTTACTAGAAGCAAATGATGTTTCCGACCCTACAACAAATAATGCTGAAAAGGTATATGAGGCAGTTAAAGCATTGAGATATTCTTCCGAGCAAGTTAGCGACCCTTTCTCTAAGAAGTTTAAAGGAAATGTTTTGGAAGCATTATTAGATTCACCCGAACTTATGATTAAGTTTGTTCACTACGCCATTAGAGAAGATGATAAAGCACTACCTAAAGAAGCATATTCGATTAAGGATATGAAGCCCGATGATATTACAGATGGTTTGGCAGGGCTAGACTTAGAAGTAGATGATGTAGCACTTTACATTATAGAACATTATGGTGATGGTAAAGACTCTAAGAAAGTAGAGACTAAAGTAAAGGCTGCCATGAACATGCTAGAACTAATCTTCCTTTCTAAAAACACTAAGCAAGAGTGGGCTGAATTAGAAGACATAGATACTGAATTAGACGAGACTAAGGCTAAGGATGATAAAGAAAAAGACGATAAAACCATTCTAAAGGAAAAGAAATCTACTGATGAAAAAGCACAAAGCGATTTTATTATTCCTAACAAGCCAATGTATAGAATATTTACAATAGAAGACATGGATGAACTAAAAGGATTTAGTGGTGAATTTTATGTGCAAGAAAAGTATGATGGTCTTAGAGTTCAACTACATAAGATAGATAAAAACATAAAAGCCTATGATTATACAGGTAAAGATATTTCTACCAAATGTAAAGATGCAATAGAAGAACTAAAGAAAAAACATTTTGGTGATTGTATATTAGATGCTTCTTTAGTATTGTTTGATGGAGAAGATGCTCTTAAGAGAAAAGATGCAGTAGAATACATAGCAGGTAAAAAAGAAGGAACTCCTAGAATACATGTATTTGACATTATGAGACACAATGAAGAAAACCTCATGGAAGATACTTTAGAAAACAGAATGAATATTATGTTCAACAACTACTCCATACATTCTAGTGAATCACTAACATTCCCTTCTAAGAAAGATACAAGACTTGCAGATAATCTAAAAGATGTTAAAGAATATGCTGATAGCATTATGGAAATGCCTACTGCGGAAGGAGTTGTTATCAAAGACTCTACTTCTACATATTACTTAGGAACTAAGAAAAACCCTAAGTGGATTAGATGGAAAAAGTTTGTGGAACTAGACTTAATAGTTCTAGATAAGAAAAAGAATGCTTCTAATCATTCATATAAATTAGGAGCAGGGCCGGTTGATGAAGAAAAAGGAACTATGAAAATAGATGGTAATGACTATCTTGTTGTTGGTAGTGCTACTAATACTCAAGTTTCAGCAGATGTTGGCGACATTGTTAGAGTTTCAATAGATAAAGTAAAAGAAGTTAAAGGAAAACCCGTAGTTTATTCAGCAAAAATAAATGAGATTGCTGAATCTAAGACTCCCGATAAGTTAGTATCTCTACAAATGTTAGTAAAAGATACTGATAAATCATTAAACTATAATGTAGAAGAAGTAGAAAAAGGAATTGTTATTAGCGACCATATTCACGGAGAGGCTAATATAATTATCAAAGGAGACATGGATGGGTTTACCATCTATGGTTTTGAACAAGATAATCTAATGGCTAAGAATGCTATTATGGATTTAGATGTTTGGAAGCATCAAGCAGAAGAGATAATGAAAACTAAGCAGTCTAGATTAACGGTTGCTGCGTTTAACTACTTGAAAGAGAAAGGCTCTAAGACTCCAAAAGAATTACATAACTTCTTAGTTAAGAACCATAAGGAAATCTATCAAGATATATTAGAAAGTAAACTAAGTAGGGTAAAGGACTGGATAGAGAATAGGGATGGTTTGTCCTTTGATGCTAAAACAAAGAAACTATTTGCTGAAAATGATAAGATATTAATGGACACTATACAAAAAGAGTATAAAACTCCCGAAAAATATCAACAAGGCAAGTTTAAACTATATCTTAGGGATGATGATAATCTTAATATCGTTATGAAATTAGGAGATGAAAGTATTAATTGGATGATTAGACTTGATTCTAAAGATGATATATTTGAGTTGTTTGGAAAGGCAGGTAAATTCCCTGCTATTGTGGCTAAGAACATATCTAAGAGAAAGGTAATAGATAGTGGAGATGTTAAATTAGGTGTTCAAAAAGAAGGCTACCATGAATACTTCTTAGATGGAAATAAGTTTGAAACTAAACTACATGTTAGAATACTTGAAGTCAAAGGAGAAAGAATGTGGCTTGCATGGACAGGCTATGAACAGAAACCTGCTGATACTGATAGTGATAAAGGTGTATGGAATATTTATGAAGATAAGTTTAGCAGTCTTAAATTACCTCCAAAAGAGGACTAATAGTTTAAAATAACCGTGTGTATTATATATCAAAAGGATTTTTTTTCTGTTTGAGCAAAATGTCGTCGGCAGTCTTAGCAACTAGGAATGATGGGTTCTCCATCATTAAGAGTCGTAGCGATGATTTGATGATAGGCGGCTATGCTAGTATCGAGATAGTTGATAAGCAAAATGACTTAATCACACTAAAAGCACTAGATGAAGCAGTTGTTAAATTCATGGGAGATTCTAAATTTAGAAATGTTATGACTAACCATTCTAATGTTCAAGTAGGAGAAGTAGTAGATTCTTATAGAGATAATACAGGAAGACTATGGAAATCCGAAGTAGATGATGTAGGTTTCTTTGTAGTGATTAAACTACGAGATGATATAGAAAAAGCCAAAGAAGTAGGCAGAAATATTCGCAAAGGGTCATTGAGGTCTTTTAGCATAGGGGGTCAAGCACTCCAAAAGGTAAAGAAAAGCCATAATAACTTAGGTGATTATAATGAAATCAGCAAGTTAGAGTTGCATGAAATTACTATATGCGAAAAAGGAATCAACCCCGAAGCGAGGTTTGATATTTTGAAACAAGATAAAACAGGTGAAAAAACAATGAGTGATAAACTAGAAAAGGCTTTAGCGGAGTTAGATACTTTGTTAGAAGAGGTAAATACGCTTCGTAAAGAAGAAGAGATAGATGAAAAAGGCTATGGTGGAAAAGAAACGGAAATGGCTGATGAAGAAGAAATGGCTGATGAAGAAATGGAAATGGCTGATGAAGAAGAAGACATGGAAATGGGCGAGTATCAAGACGAGGAAGCAAAGGCTTACTTAAGAACTCTTGATGGTGCAGGTAATCAAATTGGAGAACCTGCTGACCGTATTGTTATTAACAACGGTAAGCCAACTTCAAGTGACATGCCGGTTGTAAAGGCATTTACCAATGGAGAGTTTGATACTCTTGATTTGTCAAATGCTAACATCGAAAAGGCTTACGAGGCTTTCCGACAAGAGCAACTAGAAACACTTGCTTATGACAACCTAAAGAAGTCATTTGCAGCAAGATTTACTAAAGAAGTTTCAGCAAGAGAAAACACAATCGCTAAGCAAAACTATGATGCACAAAGCGAGATTAGTTCTCTTAAGGATGAATTTACACAACTAAGGAAGTCTTTGACTGCTGAAAAGGAAACTATTCTAAAGGCACAAGAAGAATCAGCAGCACAACTCCCAAGTATGGATGAAATGGCTAACATGGATTGGTCGGACATTCACAAAAT